TTCTATGGGTAGTTGTGTCAGGACTGCTTGGAATTGGCGGTCTCCGGACGTTTGAAAAAACTAAAGGTGTGACGAGGTAAATTATGACGATCATGGCATTTAACCCGCAAGGGGACACGCAGACGTTCACAGGAGCGGTGACGCCTCCAGCAGCAGTAAACGTGACAAGTACGACAGGAGCGGCAACGCAGTACCGCATCATCAACGCGTCCTCACAGACGACGGTGTTCCTTGGTGTAGGCACCACAGCCGCTGCTGCGCTTGCGAATGCAACCACAACACTGCCAGCGCGCACCATCCCTGTATTGCCGGGTACGGATGAAATCTTGACGTTCACTCCCAACGCATGGTTCACAGGTGCAACCGCATCAAGCACTGCGGTGATGTACATCACTCCGGGAACGGGGAGCTGATCATGCTCAAGACCAACGCGTACTTTGTCAACGCGCTAGGAGCGCTAAATTTCCAAGGGACATGGAATGCAGCGACAAATACGCCAACCTTGACCTCAAGCGTGGGAGTCAAGGGAGACTACTATGTCGTTGCGGTGGCAGGCACTACCAACCTCAACGGCGAGACACTGTGGGGTGTTGGAGACTGGGCTACTTTTAACGGAACAGTATGGCAAAAAGTAGACGGCGGAAGCACGGGCAATTTTACGACGATTAGCGTCAACACTCTGGCAACACTTGCAGGTGTCAATTTCACAACTTCAACAGCCGCAGTAGCAACATTTGCGACGAGTTCTCTGCTCCTAGTGCCGGAAGGTTACATCGAGATTCAAGTCAGCGGAGCGGCAAAAAAGATTCCGTTTTACGCACCATGAACATGGATTCTCTATCCGCAGTGGAATTTGGCGACAAGGACGGATTGCGCGTCATGCTGTTTGAAAATCAGATTCAACATCAATTGTTTTTTAATGTGTTAGCCGACCAGAACAAATTGACAACCTTCTATCCATTAGGCGATGCGGATTTCACGGATCTTGATGACTGGCTTCTGTTGCATTACAACCAGCATCTGTCGCTGGCAGAGACATTAGGAACCGCCTCTCCCTTTGAGTTGATTGACACGGATTGGAATCAGGAAGACGATTTCAATGACTGGACGCAAGCACATCTTCTGCTGCATCAAGAACTTGCAGCAACATTAGGATTGTGAGGTTGCAATGGCTATTTCAAACGAAGATGTCGCCGCCTACGTTGCAATGGTGCTTTCGGGGTCTGGGTCAGATGCGGAAAAAGCCGCGACGATCAATGCGGCAGCACAAGCCTATGGAATCAGTAATGAACAAATTTCGCAAGCAACGGGATACAGCCAAGACATAGTCGATGCATATCTTGAACCTCCACCTCCTGCCTCTGCCACTGCGCCATTGCCCTCAGTGTCAGATGAACAAATTAATACATTCATTCAAGACGTACTTGCAGGAACTGGATCGGATGCAGATAAAGCTCGGGTCATTGCGACCGCAGCAGAACAATATGGGATAAGTAATGAGCGTATTGCAGAGGCTACGGGATATACACAACAGTCGGTGGACAATTATTTAGCGAATGAACGTCAGAGTATTGCCGCTGAGGAGACAAAACAAAGTCCGATTGCCAGCCTGCAACTCAAAGATGCGGAAACAGGGAAATCCTACAACGCGTCAGACCTGATCAAGCTCTACAACCAGATTGTGCCGAATCTGGATACGCAGTTTGCGGGAAGCGCATTTGGGAATGATGTCCGTGACGCCTTAACCAATGACCCAGAGTCTATCAACATTGGGTTCAATGCAGTCGAGGCGGCCAAGCTATTCGGACAGACGCCGAACGCCGCGCAAATGGTAATTCTAGACATGGCGCGGAACCTGTTAAACGCCGGAATCACAGACGTTAGTCAAATTAAAAAAGGGGAAGTGTCGGAGTTTGTTCCGACTAGTGATGCGGGAGACGGGTATTATCAAACAAGAAGCGCAAGTGTAGGCCCGACCGGACAAGAAATAAACCTCGGAAACACGTTTACAGGAAGTGAATTAGGAGGTGGAACGCGTTATGCGTTAGATATCGGTGCAGATGGCAAGCCACGCTTTTCCACTGAGGGCATCGACACCAGTGATAGGGCGACCATTGTTCCCCTTGTAGCGTTTGCCCTCAACATCGCTGTTCCAGGGGCAGGAGCGGCATTAGGAACAGCCCTGGGTGTTCCTGCGGCGGCAGCGACAGTAGTTGGGAATGCCATCATTCAAGCAGGGTTGCAAGTCGCATCGGGTGTTCCGGTAGAGAAAGCAATACGGAACGCAGTGGCGACAGCGGGTGTGCAAACCATTGTGCCCAACTTTACAGGTAATCCTTACGTTGACAATGCGGTGCGTTCTGTAGCCACAGCGGCGCTTACAGGGCAGCCAGTTGAGGATGCGCTTGCCAATTCATTGATTCAAACAGGCGCAGTGCAGAATTTAAGTGGGGTGTCTATCACAGGAGATCGCGTGCTTGACAGCGGCATTGTTTCGGCTGCGACAAGTGCGGTACAAGCACTGGCAACAGGAGCGGATGTCAGTGCGTCGGCGATTGCAGGGTTGTCACGCGGCCTGGGTGGAGCAGCGGAGCAGGAGAGAGTCCGCCGTGACAGTGCTGTAAGTAGAGCAGGATTCATAGGGGAAGCGCCGGTTACACCAACACCCGTTCCAGCACCTGATCCGTACACACAAATACAAGCAGAGCTTTCAGTAAGTTCTATCCTTGCAGATGCGCGGCAACAAGCGCTGGCGTCTGGGGAACTTCCGCAATTGGCGTTGGCTCCTGCCGTAGGAGTTGCTCTCAGCGCTGCCGAGTCCGCAGCAGCTCGCGAAGCAGCCGCAGTGCTTGCAAGGTACGCGCTCCCAAGAGTGGTGCAAGCAATAGAAGCAGTAGCCCCAGAAACGGCAGCAGCGATTGCAGGATCAAGTGTGATTCGGCAACTTGCCGCGGTGCTTGGAATTGTCATCACGACAGGACCAACAGCAGTTGGCCCAATGATAGGATTTTTTGCAGAGCGGGAGGACGCAAAACCAATTGCCGATGCGTTGAATCAGCAGGCGACAAATCCGAATATTAACCCGGAAGAGGTTACCAACCGTGTGGTAGTGGCCGGAAGACGAGTGCCGCCAGATCCAGACATCCTTATTTCTCCAGAGGTGATCAACGTATTACCGAGCCGTAGCACGGCAGTTCCGCAACCTCAGCCTCAGCCTCAGCCCGATCCACAACCCCAACCTGAAGTGCGCCCGACGCTGCCTAGCCAAGGGGTGGTGATCAGCGTAGATCCAGACACCAGAATGGCAATAGTGTTGACGAATGAAGGTTTGAAGGTGCGTCCTGCAACAGGTGCTTTTACGTACGACGCGGACTTGTTGAGCAAATTACCTCAGAACCTGTTGCCAAGCGACCGCGACCGCACTGCTGGCGTAGACGCCGGAACCGTGATTATTGGAAACCGCGTCACTGTTGGAGGCAAAGACATTGGTAGTTTGGATCCAACGACAGGTAGATTTACGGTTACGGATACTACGCCTACAGGGCAAACCCCGGAACAAGAACAAAATCCTGCACGAGCAAGAGGCACGGTGATTGATGTCAATGCAGCAAACAACACCGCGTTTGTTTTACAACCGAGCGGGGAGTTGGTTCCTGTGCGTGCGGTCGATCCGGCAACACAGCGACAGCTGCAAGTAGGGGAGCAAGTACGCGTGGATGTGCCAACGGGCACAGCGACAACAACGGTTGCAGACGTTGCACCACAGACGAGGCCGGACGCGGGTCCATCACAAAAACCGGGCGGTTTGCCGCTACCTCTGCCTCTGCCAGGACCAGAAGGAAAGGATAAACCAGAAGTAAAGCCGGAAGGAGATCCTCTTCCATTTCCTTTTGTTGATCCTGTTGTGCAACCGATTCCGTTACCCGATATCCAAGTACAGCCTCAGCCTCAACCTAAGCCGGAAGGAGAGCCTCTTCCATTTCCTTTTGTTCAGCCTCTTCCAATACCTCTGCCCCTACCGGATATTCAGGTACAACCACAACCGCAGCCTCAACCAGAAGGAGAGCCGTTACCGTTTCCCTTTGTTGACCCTCTGCCGTTTCCGCTTCCCTTACCGGATATTCAGGTACAACCAATCCCGAGTCCGCCGACGGAAGGCGCACCAATACTGCCGCCAGAGTTTGTGCCTCCCCCAGAAATAGTACCTCCGGTGGAAATTGAAGTGCAACCGCCCAATATTCCAGAAACCGAAGGAGAACCAATACCGTTCCCAGATTTGGAGTATCCTCCAGAGCTTATTGACGATCCGTTCTTCAACATTGGTACGCCAACTGTTCCACCAGTAGAAGGTGAGGAAATTACACTGCCAGAGTTTGAAGAACCGCCTATCACAGACATTACGACAGACATCAACGTCTTAGATCCTCTTGTGATTCGTCCGGCCACTGTTCCAAAAGTGCGTGTCCCGCCAGGAACAAGGTTGGTAGGTGCTTCACAACTGACGCCGACTCGCGTAGCATTGTCAGAAGAGCCTGGAGAAGGTGTGTACGGAACGCCGGAAGAAGAACAGCAACCTGTGTGGAACATTCGCAGTCTCAAGCTGCGCAAAGCATTAAGGATCTAATTATGAGTCAGTTGCCAGCGTTGTTGAGGACGGATCTATCCCAGATGGCCGAGCGTGTTCGTCGCGCTGGACGAGGGCGAGATACCATGTTGGCACACATCACGCCGCAAGAGGCCGAGCTGCTCAGGGCACGCGGCGGGTCAGGAACGATCAATCCTGCAACAGGGTTGCCAGAATTTTTGGATTTTCCTCCTGATGATGTTATTGCGGACTACGCATACAACGTCCCCGAAGCTACCGAATTTGTTGAGCCGCCGCAAAGGCTGCCAGTGGTTCAGGCAACATCTTTAGGCGATATAGGTGAGGGTGCATTTCAGTATCCTGCGCCACCGACTGCCGATGGGGACACAGGTCCGTCATTTCGAGGCGCTGTGCCGTCCTCCGCCCCCCAAAATTTAGCAGTTCCCCCAGCGCCAAGGCAAGCACTGCCCGATATTGCAATGACCGCAGCGGGTGGTGTCCAACGCCAACCATTTTCGGAACAAGGGTTTCTACCAGTAGTTGATCCGTTAAGCGCGCAAGCCCAGCGAGATGTAATAGAAACCCGTCCGTTGCAAGCGCAAGGTGGCATTCAGGATGCGCTCCGAGGTGCTGCAAAGCAGGCAGGTGAGTTCGTCAAAACGCCACTCGGGTATGGTGCCATCGGAGGGATTCCTGCGCTCTTGCAGGCCCGTCGAGCGTCGCAACAGGCACGCGGGATGCGCGAGGAACTTGGCCGGCTGGGGCAAGAAGCACGAACGCAAGGGCAGCAACTTGTGGCACAGGCGCGTGGCGGGCAAGTTACGGCAGCGCAGCAACAGGCACTCAACGCGCAGCGAGCCGCAGCCATGCAGAATTTGTCTCGACGCGGCATTGCCGGAGGAACCGCAGCGCAACAGGTGGAACGCAGTTTGCAGGAGCAGAAAGGCCGATTCCTTGAGGACACGCTCAACCAAGGTATGCGACTCCTCCAGGTTGCCGATCAGTACACCGAGCGGGCGATCCGTGCGCAGTACGCCGCAGACGCTCAGGCGCAACAACTGCTTGGCAACTTCTTCCAGAACTACATGCGCGTCCTGGCAGGACAACCCGGCACGACGACGACAACACCGACTAGCACGCCAACCACACCGCTTAGAGGATGATGATGGCAACAACAACTGCCGCAAGCACTGGCGAAGGTGCAGTTTTGGCTTCTTCAACAACAGCGCCTTCTGGGGATGCTTTGCGTGATCTGACTTCGCTGGTGCCAAGCGAGGTTCTTAGGGAGAGGATACGCAGAGGCGAGAGAGCAGAGGCGCAGCTTCCAGTGCAGCGTGAGCGTGAGCGGTATCTCACAGAACAAAAAATCCAGGCACAACAGGCCAACACCGAGCGACTTGCAAGGGAAGCTGTCAAACTTGAAGAGCAATATGGAATAGGGTCCAAGGAAGCACGGGAAACGCGACGCGCGCAAACGGTGGCAGAACCCGAGTTCAAGCCGTCCAAGATGGAGTTGGATGACTACCGGAATCTGGCAGGTATGCTGGTTGGGATTGGAATGCTTGCAGGAACATCGGGAAAGTCAGGCGCGATGTATGCTCTCAACAGTCTTAACGGCATGATGAAAGGGTTTGCAGAAGGAAGGCGGGATCTCTTCAAGAACGAACAGGTTAAGTTCGAAAAGCAACTCAAAAGCATCGATGCCACCAATAGGAGGGTGCAGCGGGATTTTGAAGATGCGATGTCGTTGCTGCAAACCGACCGTCAGTTAGGACTGGCAAAGATGGAGCGACTCAAGGCCGAGCTGGGCAACAGCGTGGCAGGCATTGATTTGCAACTTAACAATACAGCCAAGGTGTATGCCGATTTGAAAGACCAAGTGCGCCAGTCAGGGGAGTCGTTGAAAATTGCCTTAGATTTGCGCAAAGCGGAAGAAGATAGGGCAGCAAGGGCAGCGGAGGCTGAGGCGGGCAGGAAATCACGGGAAGATATAGCGCAACAAAATCGGGCATCAGCGGAGGAGCGTGCGAAAGCAGAACGACAACTGAGGAGAGATCTCGCAGAAATTAGAGCGAAAGGCGGCGATGCTAAAACAAATCAACAGATGTTCATAGCACAGAGAATGGTGACGGCGCTGCGGGGTGCGGCATCGTCGATGGAATCAGTAATGAAATTGCCTTCAGGCGCGACCGCAGGGATATTGCCAAATTTGACAACAAAAGACGGAATGTTCAATTATGTGCGTAATTACGGAGCAAGAAGTTTAACGCCAAGCGATCAAAAAGCTATTGAAACCTTGTTTACTGGACTTACACGTTATTTGGCAACCATTGAGGCAAATGGCAGCGCAGTCGGTCTTGTGGGACTGTCAAAACAAATGGAAAAACTCTATCCGGTTGCTGGCGACAAGGTGCAAGACATTGCACTCAAACTTGCTGATATCCGTCGAGTTTCTACAGAAGCGATAGAAGCCGTCATTGCGTCTGGCTTGTTCCCCAAACAAATGACAAATGCGGCAGCGGAACAGGTAAAGCGTATGGAAGCAGCGATTCCTTACACAACCAATGAAGTTGTGGAAGCTATTACGCGAGGCCGTCAAACGATGCGTGAAGGAACTACAGCCAAAGTTGCTGGAGGCAAAGTATTTGCCAACGAGGCAGAGGCAACTAAAGCATTCAACGAAGGAACATTAAAGAAAGGCGACCGTGTCACGATTGGTGGTAAACCGGGAACGTGGGAGTAAATCATGCCATTCAAGCCAGATCCAGAAGCGCCGAAGGGAAGGTTTATACCCGACGTGGAAATGTATGAATCACCGAGCGTTGGGGAAAGAGTGGGTGCGACGCTATACGGTATGGCTACAGGACTTGCAGGAGGTCTTGGTGAGCTGGAAACGTTTGGTGCTTCCAAAGTGCCGGAAATGCTCGGGTTTAGAGAGCCGGATCAGCCAAAAGAAAAGTTTTTGGGAAGAGAAACAATCTTTCCAACCATTAAAGAGGTGGAAAAAGGGCTGGCAAAAGTTGGTATACCAAAGCCTAGAGAAGAGGTTAGCGGGGCAAGAGCTTTAGGGGAACTGCTTGGCCCAGGCTTAACCGCAGTGCCAAGGCTTGCTCGCTCCGTCGTTGGAACTCCTACTCGCACCAGCGAAGCAGCAGCTCTGCGGGCAGAGCAATTAGGGTTTCGAGTGTCGCCTGCTCAAGTGCGCGGTGATCAGCCTGTGCCAATGAGAGGCGCAACTGGATACGCTGAAGAAAACCAAACACTAGCAAATAGACTTGCAAGCCGAGGCACTGGTCTACAGCGCGACGAAATTAATCGGAACTTCCTTAGAGGGCGTTTCGTCAGCCTCGGAAGACGGTTTGACAATCTTTATCAAGGGAGAATCTTCAATATTGATCCACAAGCCGTTGATGCTATTCGCGCTATTGCCAATATACAAAACCAATTGCCAGGGGTCGCAACAACGCTAGCAGTGCAGCAGACGGCAAACAACATTATCAATAACTTTCAGCGGTTAGCAAGGAGGCCGGGAGCGCAGCCTAATACGTTTGGCATAGAAGGTGAGCAATTACAAAGGCTTAGAAATGCTTTGTCGGAGTCTGCTCGGTCTACAAGCAGCCGAGGTGATGCCCACGAAATCTACAATCTAGTAGACTTGATCGATGATTCCATTCAACGAAATCATGCAAATATCGCTGAAAGTCTCCAAGCTCTTAGGCCGCAATACCGTAACACTATCATTCTTGAAGATTTGATGCGAAGGAATGGTATTCAACAAGGCAACATCAGTCTTGAGCAACTTGGCAACATGCTTGGCAGTCAACGTGATGCGGTTCGTCGAGGCGGCATGGATATTGATGAGCTTGGAAGGTTAGGTCGGGATCTGAGGTTGAGAGCAAGATGGGAAAGTGCAGGAGGTGGTGCGATACCAATGGCAGGCACGAATGCGATGTTAGGGAGAATGACTGGCGTTGCAGGAGACTTAGCAACGGCTGCGTTGTTAGGAATTCCTAGGGGTCGCATGGCAAGGACAGCGCAGCGTCAGCTTGCGAGATTACCGAATGTGGGTCAATCGTATAGCAGACCGGCTGCGATGGTTGGTGGTGCAGTTGCCGGACAATTTCGTGAGCAAGAGGAGTAAATCATGCCCTTGAAGAAAGGTTTTACCCGTACCAGTATTGGTGAGAACATCCGTACAGAACTCAAGCGTGGCAGGCCACAGAAGCAGGCGGTGGCGATTGCGCTGAATGTGGCACGCAAGGCAAAGAGGGAGAGGCGGTGAGGCGCAAGAAGATCACCGGCATCAACCCTGACCTGGAGAAGGCGATTTCGGATTTGTTGAGGCAGGTGATGCAAGATCCCGAGGCAAGTTTGACTGACAAGTCCCGGGTGATCGACCGGGCGCTCAAGCTCGAAGCCATCCGATTGAAGGCGAGTGATGATCAGTGGGGAAGCGGGTTCCTTGACGATGAAGAGAGCGAGTAGAATGGTGACTCCGATCTTTCCAATCAGGGGCTATCATGACTTCTTCTCCGATCTCCATACTCCGCGTCGCACTGTCGGTGCTGACCGACCGCGTGCTCACGGTAAGCGCGTTGCTGATGACTTTCGGTCTGTACTGCTGGGCTGCCTGGGGTCCAGAGGTGGAGAGGATCTCGGTCGCCATTGGGTTCAGTGTGTTGGTTTTCCTACCATGTCTTTTGAAGGAGCGCAAGCATGATCGCAATCAGGGTAAGCAAGTCGATGATACGGACGCTCAGTGATGCTCCGCGTCCGCAGCTCCCCGTCTTCCCGCTCATGAAGCAGAAGTTCACGGCTCCGGGTGTGCCGTGCTATGGCACCATGACCGCAGCGGAACAGTGGGGCAAGAAACGTGGCTAACACGACAGCATTCCAAGCGATGGGCCAGACCTATCGTCTGAACCTTGGGACAACGTCTGCCGAGGTGGCCGTGAATGCGTATACGCCGTGCAATCAAGTCCGAATTCACAACGGCGGCGCAGAAGCGGCGATACGGTTCAGTGCGACGACAGGAGCAGCGGCAGCGTTTCCTGTGTCCGGTACGCCATCGGACTCTATGGTCCTGCACACTAACCAGACGCAGGTGTTCTCGGTGCCGCAGGCGTCCATCGCAGCGCAATCAACGCTCTATGTCTCGGGCATTGTGGCGTCGGGAACGTCTCTGGTCTACATCACACCGGGTGAGGGTTTGTGAGGAAGTCTTTCCCGAGTCTGTCAGTCGGTCGCGGGGAGAAGTTGCCTGTCTCTCGCGGTGCAGGGTTGACGGCCAAGGGGAGGGCGAAAGCGAAGGCAGCGGGTCACAATTTGAAAGCCCCGACCAAAGATCCCAACAACCCGAGGCACAAGTCGTTCTGTGCTCGGAGTCGGGGATGGACGGGTGAACGCGGCAAAGCAGCGCGAAGGAGATGGGGATGCCGGTGAAGAAAGGGCTGTACTACAACATCAACCGACGACGCAAGATGGGTCTGCCAGCCAAGCGTCCGGGTCAGGTCGGGTATCCGACGCGTGAGGCGTTCATCCAGTCGGAGCGCACCGCCAAAAGAAAACCCCGCCGTTAAGCGGGGCCAAGGCGGGATTGCCCCACCGAGGAGACACTGACGAAACTACATCTCATTTTGCATGAGGTGTAGGGCGTCTGTCAAGCGCAAGATCACGATGCTTTCCTTGCGGTCCGCTCGGGCCACAACCACAGGGATACGGTCGGTTCCTGCGGTCGCAGCCTGGGCCTGCTCCAGCCATTCGTAGACGGCAATCTTGCGCCGGCGCTTGCACTCGATCAGAAACGGCGGAACCTCGATGTCGGCTCCACCGTCTCTTGCCTGCGACAGGATCCTTTTGACCTTGGTGCCAAGATAGTCGGACAACGTCGCGCAGATCTCGCGCTCGTAATCCGCCCCGCGTGACTTGCCAAGTTTGCTCATTGCACCCGGAATTCTTCGATGGTGCGGCCAGCAGCGAGGTGATCCACCAACCAAAGCGGCTTCTTCCCGCGTCCTGACCAAGTGTAAGCTGTCTCAGGATCTTTGTACTTCGCGGGCAGTTTGTATCCTGATCGCAACACAGGATGCAAGGTCATATCGACGTTCAGATCCTCGATGGTGATGCCGAGGTTATGCATCAACTTGAGGACGCGCTGCGCCTTGAGCGCTTTCTGCTTTGACGCTCGATTGATCGCCAGTTGTTCCTTGCGCTGCTGCATCGCGGAAACCCGCTGATGGTAGGTATCCCGAAGGAGTTCCAGTTCACTAATACGTTTGTTGATCATTTCAAGATTCATTTTTAATCCCTGTTGAAGTTAAAAATTGCTTTACTTTCTTCCTTACTTCTGCGCTTACACCCCATCCCAAGTCTTCTGGGTCAAGCAAACGAAGGAGGAACTTGTCCCGTAGTTGGAGTTGCTGGAACAGTTTGTCGTGGAATTTGTCCATCGCGTCCATGAGTTCAGGCCATGTTTCTTCACTGCTTTTCAATTTTTGCCTCCTTTTGCAGGGCGATGCGTCGGGTGCTTTTGACCATTGCCTCAGCCATTCGGAAGGCCTCATCGGCAACCGTAGCGTGAGGCATGGCCGTCAAAGATCCTCTTGCGATAAGAGCCTGCATCGCAGCAAGTGCGCAGTGGTCTAAGTATTGAAGATCAGAACGGGATATCATCGTCGCCTCCTCGGGTGATTTCGCGGTAATCGGGCTTGCGCTCGGTGCGCGGTGCAGGAAGGTATTCGGTCTCCTTTCGCAGCGTGATGACTTTTCCCGACTTGCTGGTCCACCCCACAATGCGCAGAATATCCCCCTCCTTGTAGTTTGCATCCTCCTCGAACCTGTAGATGCCGAAGTAGTCCGGGCTTCGCGGATTCATGCCCTTGTCGTGAAGCAAGCATCCAGCTCCTGGATTGACATTGTCAAAAAACTGGTGCTTCCATCGGTTTGGTTTCTCACTCATGCGCTCACCTCTTCAGTTTGGACTTCGATAACATCGTCTTGTGCGGCAGTAGCCCACGCTGCTTCGGCTTTGAAGGCAGCGATCCTGCCAAGGAAATCGGCCTTGTCGTATGAACGGAGACGGTTGAAGGCTTCTCGATTCGAGAGAAAGAAGGCAGCCAGTTTGGCGTTTTTCTCCTCATGTCCGAGTTTGGTGGAGCTTGCAATCCTGCCGACGATCTCGAACACTCCGCCGATCCACTCCTGCGGATGGTCAAAACTCGAATGAACGCGTGAGGGAGACGCGTTGTCGGAAGGGAGATTTACCTTGAACGGGCGATCCATGACAGCGCTGACCGTCGGCACAGTAGGTACATGGATCGAACCCACCACAGCCCCTGGTATTGTTTCCACCTCAGTCTCATCGAGCATCCCCAGTCCGCAGTGCGCCAGAACAGTCCTTCGTATCGCCTTCGTTGTAGCCTTCATGATGGAGTTAGCGAGTTTCTCGCCTTGCTGATGGGCTAAATCGACTGCCCCTTGATTCTCTGTCGAGCGTCCATCCGGTCCTGTCACGCGAGCGGTAACCACGTAGATCGCTTCGATCCGCTCCCTGTTGATGATAGCGACGCTTAACCCGTGAGTCTTGCTGAGTTGCTGAGTGGCGCTGGCGTTTGCATACAAGATCCTCTTTCCGTTAAGGATCAGGATGTCAAACGGTTTTGCAGACGGGTCAATGCCTACTTGCGCGCATCGGTAGTTATAGTACGCGACCGATTGTTTTTCGTCGAGACCGGAGAGATCTCCGCGCAAGACAAGGCTTGCGATGATCTCTGGGTCCAGTGTTCGCGTAGTGGTAATATCCATGTAAGCCCCTTTTGTGAATAGATTTGCCAAGTTCTCGGCCAACAGAAAGCAAGACGAGTGCGAAGAACAGGCCGAGGATAAACTCAATCATTTGAGAAGAAACCTCCGCGATCCAAGTGTTTCGCGGACAAAACTTTCGTACATAGTCGGATGGGTTTGCTGAAACAATTCCCTGTTAAAACTCCTGCCGGATTTGGCAGTGTGCCAAGTTGCAAGTACAGTCCCGTCGAAAGCCACCAAACTTCCATTTGCTTGCATGGCGGTCTGGATGGCAGAGGTGTACTCCTTTTCTTGCTTTTCCAGTTTGTTTATGTTGTCCTTGATAGCCTTCAGAGCTGCGCACATTTGCTCCAATCGAGCGTCAGCCACCACATGTCCAAGCGAAGATTGCGGCCAAAGAATGCGGGCTGTTTCGGGAGACGTAGCGGGAGGCGGGGTCTTTGCAGTGATCGAAGCCCAGAGTGCTGCCTCGGTCTTGATGAGTTCATCCTTCTCAGCCTCAACGATTTCGGAGTCAATGATATGCAACTCTTGGCCTCCAAACAGCACAGCCAGGATGACTCGGGAGACTCCGTGGACTGCGGCCTCGTGAACGCACTGTGCGCGGTCCTCGGCTGGCATCATGCGGATATCAAACTTGTTGCGTTTGCTGGCATGATAGTTCTTGACTTCCACAAGCGTCTTCCCGTCGTAGCTGATAAAGTCGAAGTGGCTCTTCATCCAATTATGCTTCGGGTGGGTAAGCTGGTAATCGGCTTCCTTGAGTTCCATTTTTAGGCGGTGACTGACCTCACGCCCGATGATGTCTTGCAATTTTAGACCCCATTGAGCGGCCTCATTATCGCTGAGATCTGGGCGCTCCATCATCCCAGTTTTCTCCGCGTAGACTTCATCGGACTTGCCGAGGGCGATCTTTCGCGCATCGGTAGCCCAAATAGCGCGTCTTCGCAAGGCAGGGGCAAAGGGGTCGGTAGTCTCATCAGTCAAGGTTTGTACACTCATCGTCATAAAATCTCCCGTTTTCAATAATGAAATAGTTCGTTGATGCTTCAAGTATCCACCACGTTAGTCCAGGATCGAGGCCAGAGCATTTCGAAATGTGCCCTTGCTTCGAGATCAACGAGTGCGGCTTCCGCGATGGTTCGGCGCTCCCGAAGGTTTCCTGGCCCGACATACATTGCGCGGTCGGTGTATGAGGGCAGGTACATGATCCCTTTCAACGCATAGACTTTCGTGCGCACGGTCGGCGCTAGCGTCTCTTTAGCAATCATTGTGTTCATTTGAGTTTGTCAATCGCCATGCTGTGGTGCAATCGCACGGTCTCTCCCGTTGCAAGGTTGCGGCAAATGTACTGCGTTCCCATACCGGAAATCCATTTCAACCCAAGCAATTCGTAATGTTGTTTGGTGCGTCGCAAGACAAAAGTATCGCCGACTTGCAGACTAAATACTCTCGTTGGTTTTGGTTTTTCGCTAGCGTTTTTTAGATGTTGGTCAATCTGCCAACCAAGTTGTTTGAGCAAGGCTTCAATGCTGTCGCATTGACCAGTTACGTATCCTCGATCCTTCATGAACTGAGAGACCTTCTCGCGCTCAGCAGCAACAATGCCTCGTTCATACTCTGTCCAGTGTTCCGGCGTCCACGTTTTATTGCGCTCCCGGTCCAGTGCTGCGCGCAAGGCGATTGCCGCCCGTAATTGGATGTCAGGATTGTCTGAGTCCAGCGCCTCCAACGCCTGTTGCATCATCTCACGGTAGGTCATTTGTTCCCTCGTTTGTCAACACGTCGCTGGATCATCTTGGCAAACTTCGTCAAGGCGCGTTCGGTCTCATCGGCGTGCTTCGCGGATGCAATAAACAACGCCAGGGCCAAATCCAGTGCATCGTTCTGACTCATGTCGATTTCCATGCCGGCACGCTGCCATTTTCCGTCCCGGAAGGTTGTACCTATGAGTTGCACCAACACCCCGTCAAATTGGCTGTGGCAGTCAGGCGGGGTAATGCCGACGATCTCCACGCCACCGTAAACACGCGCTTTGATGGTCATTGTTCAATTCCTTTGAGCCTTTCTTGGCGCACGCAACACCAACCGCTCGACGCGACACTGTCCATGCAGATACGCCTCTTCACCCGATTCGGCATTGATGCAAAGGAAGAGTGTGCCAATCGGTTGCAAGAACTCCGAATGCACAAGCTTCCACTCTTCTTTACTGCGCAATAGGATGAAGCGATCTCCGATGTTCAGCTCGCAGAGCTTCATCACGCATCGTCCTGGGCGTCAAAGGGGGTCTTGATGCGTGACCGTGCCTTGGCGGCCTCGAACGAGGCATCGAGGTGCTTGTCGAGCGCTGTCATCACGGTTTGCAGGCGGGGCCAATCGATCTGGAGGGTCGCCATGTCTTTTGCGACAAGAGATTCAGTGAGGTTAGCAGCCAAACCCGAAACGCGGGTCATCAAGCGAAGCAAAACGTCACGGGTGCTGTCAGAGAAGTTGTCCATCTTTATCTCCTGTTAAAATATATTAATCGTCACACACAATATCAAACCAATACCCATCATTTCGCACGAACTGGTTTAACCGTTTCCCACCTGCGTGAGTGAGCGAAATTTTTTGAGGAAGACATCTTTGCGGACAGCCGGTTTGCGGAATCGGTGTCTAATCCAGACTTGCGAACGCGGAAGTCCTCTGTGCTGTTCCGGTGATCAGAGGGCCGATGCAAAGTTTCAAGGTTGCGCATGAACGCCAAGAGATCTTCGTCGCACAAGTTTGACCCAAAAAGTTTCTCGTTGAGATCGGGAAGGTACGCTGCCACGAAACGCGGAATGCGAGTTTTAAATTGATTGCTAAAGTGAGGCACCCTTCTTAGTTTTGAGAACTCTTCTCTCGTCAATTTATGCGTGTCGCGGAATTTCCCAACCACGCTCTCGGTTCTAAGAAATTTGGGAGACCTCCACGCAGACAACAAGCATCTATCCCAGTCTTCTTGGAGCACTTCGCTCCGAGCTTCGTCGAACAACTCAGTCAACAGACTCATTGCATTCTTCCTGAGGAGGGGTATGGGTCTCAGAATGCTCCAACATTACAAGACGTTGCGCTTCGCAGGCCAGCAACGCGATGGTCTTCGGTGACATGACCTGCATGTTGCGCAGCAGTTTGGCAAACTCTAAAGGATGAAGACAAATGATCTTGACAAGATCGGTTGAGATGCGACCAGCACGTGCCAGCAGATCATCCGCATCGACATCCAAGATTTGCGCTAGATCTTTAATGCGTTGTTCAGTCGGCAGTGGGCATCCTGCCTGTTCGATTTGAGATAAGTAACTTGCGCTCATTTTCGGCATTGCTCTTGCCATGCCACGCAGACTGAGTTTTCGCGCGAGGCGCATGCGTCGCACAAAAGCCCCAAATTTAATAGCATCCACGTTCTCTGTGGTCATGGAGTTAGCTCCTTTAAATGGCGCACGTTCTGCTTTGAGATGCGAATCACGCGGCTGAGACCATGCAAATGCATTTCTGTCCCGACTTGTTCCTTCCAATCGCTTTTCACGCAAACGCAGTGATAAAGTGTACCAAGAGGTTGTATAAACTGCGAAAAGTTAAGCTTGAAAATGTCCCCGGTCCGAAACAAGATGAAGACTTCACCGTCTTCCAAATCTTTTAGTCTCATCGCTGCAATTCGCTCTGGTTTTGATGAAGTTCGATGATACCACGGTCCATAATCCGTACAGGGTGCCGATAATCGGATGCTATCGACCGTTTGGCGTGTTGACAAGGGTCTCGCTGGCGGGTAGAGTGTCGAGTAGGGGGCCATAACCCAGTCCTCGCAAGCTGTCGGTCGAGCGAAGCGGATAAACGGGCCAAACTTTGGGGTACTTCTTGCAAGCCGTCCTGGACAGGAAAAAACGGTAAGCATCGGGACCAGCGCCGAGGGTCAGAGAGCTGGCAACTCTTTGATACGCCTGATAAACTAGAGACCGTGCGTGCGTTTAGCACAAAAACACATCACTGCGAATGCGGGTGAGGTTTTCGGTATGGGGGGACGGGTGCCGGATCTCGAAGGGTCTCGCTAGCGGGTTGGGTGAGGTGCACGGAGTCGGAGAGCAGGTGTTGCATCCTGGCAACGAGGGCGCATCTCCATTCTGCCAAGAGGGTTTCGTCTGCATCGGATGCGGGTATGGAAAAAGAGTGTTGCATGGGCGCTACATCCATATGGTCCCCCCTACCATGTGTTTTGAAAAAGGTTGGAGGGGGGGGATTAGGCATAGGTGGGTGGGAGGGGTTGGGGGCCGTAGCCCCGGTGGATCAGTCAGATGCTAGGGCTTCACGGGCCTCGCGCTGAGTGCGGAAATGCCCAAAGTAGACGAAAGCATTCCCTCGGCGATGATACGCTTTCCAGCCAAAGGACGTTCTTTCAAAGCGGATGTTCATTCTATGTCCTATCAAATAAAGGCGAACAAGATAACGGCGAAGACTGCTCCGAACGAAGCTCCGCCGATGATGAGGGTAAGGGTGCTGGAGCGTTTCATCGTGCATCCCGCCTATTTTTATATTCCCTCCATTCTGCATGGCTCAGCAAGAACAAGAACCACCCATCATTCAGTCCCTCGATGCGCCAACCGTGGTATGGCTGGCAGGTGCAGGTCTTGATGCCGCACATATGCTTCATCAGGCGCATCCGCTGGTGCGGCGTGATTTTGTCATTCCGTATGCGCAGGGTAATGGGCCGAACGGAGTGGAATCCTTCCGATATCTTAACTGTGGTGGTTTTCATGGTGGCGTCTCCTTAATTGCGATGCGAAGTGCATCGTGTAGCCCACCATCGGTAGGCTAACCGATAGACTCTGCTACGCTGCGAGTTCCTCGGCGGCTTGGGTTGCGGTGAGGTAGTCGCACGCCTTTTGCGCAGCGCTCGCCGCCTTGACGATTGCAGTTTTGTCACCGCGCAGGACTTGCAACCATGAGGCGATGTAGGATGCATGCTGGAGCTTGCCATCGACTCCCGTGCGCATACACAGCATTGCAGCGCCTAACTCGGCGATGAGTTCTTCGTAGGCATAAGCTTCAGTGCCAAAGCGGTTGGCGAGCTTGCGATCCAGCCGGGAAGCGTGGCCCGTGGCGTGAGTGCATTCATGCAGCAAAGTCGCTGCATAGTCGGCCTCTGATCTAAAGTCCCCGAATGCAGGCATGCCAATGCAGTCACGGGAACCGTTATAGAATGCACCGGAAGCGAGTTGTACACCACCCGCAAGACACAATCGCTCAACAACGGCAGTGACGCGACTGTCCATGGTTCCGGTCAACGCTGCACGGTCGCGCGAGAATGCAGCACCCTCGATATCGTCTGCATTGAACACATAGTAGCTGCGAAGCATGGGAACCGTGGCCGTCTCCGCCTCACCGTTCGACTTAGTACGCTCGACTTCGAGGGTTTTCCAGAACACGACCGGAACACCTTTTGAACCCGCCTTGATGCGCATACGCGCGGCGCTTGCCTGCTTGAACGTCATCCAGGCATTTGAACGTCCCATGCCGTGCATCCCAAGCCAGAATTGGTTGATGCCACGGTACACGGTTCCTGAGAGTGGGTTGTAAGCCTCGCATGCCTCTGACCAAGGTTTAACCCAAGGCGCAGTGCCTGCCTCAAGCTCTGCGATGATGCGATCCGTAATGAGTTTTGCAATATCCATCGTAATCCTTCCAGATTGTTGAGTGTGTTAAGACAAGAATACGAAGCAAACGACATACGCGACAATGATCGCTGCACCGCACACTGCACCGGTCGTGCCAATCAACAGCGCCGGAGTGATAACCGTGGCCGCCATCAAAACCGGTAAAACGATGGATGCAAGCAGCGCAAGTCCGTTCAGTGCCGCAAAGACAGTGAGGAGTTTAGAGAGTATGGTCATGGTATCTCCTTTGTAAAGTGCAGAGTGCACAATCATCATCATGCGCTCAGTCAGAAGGGGTGCACCCCCTACGGAAGTATCAAAAGTGGGGTACCATTCATCCGGCCGATAGACGGTCAATACGTATACAATAGATAGATCTTAGGCTTGGTGGGATGGAATGGGGGTCTATCACCGTCCGCCCATTATAGGGGCCTCGGGCGGATTATGGGGTAGGGCGGTAGTGCGGTATTGCATGGCATCCGAATGCTCGATTGCAGGCCTATGGCGACTGCGCAGGGTTATGGGGACGGGCATGGCAGTGCCGCGCTACTGGAAAGCGCGCACGCTGGACACTGCTAGGATCCTGGACGGCGCTCTTGGGTATGGGGCGGCTGGGTAGCAATGCGCGGCTCTCGGGCTTGCGTGGTGGTCGATCGATGGGCCAGGGGGGTGCCTCGGCGCGTGCCCCCCACCATTCTTCCCCCCAGAAGAAATTGTGTTTCTGGTAGGATGGTGGTGATGGAGGTGTGATATGGGGTTTGATGTGAGGAAGTTTGAGCGTTTCTGCCGTGAGTTGACGGTAGAGACGAAGGAGCAGGGGATGCGAAAGCTGGGTACTCAGTTGCTGGGTACGCAGAGGTTTGTGATGGAGCAGATTGGGAAGGGGTTAGAGGAGGGGAAGCATTTCTTTGTAATTTTGAAGGGAAGGCAGTTAGGGATTACGACGATCAGTTTGGCGCTGGATTTGTATTGGCATTTTATTAACCCTGGGTTTCAGGGTACATTGACGACGGACACGGAGGAGAATCGGGATGTGTTCAGGACGACGTTAGGGATGTACATGGATGGGTTGCCTCCTGAGTACAAGATACCGTTGCTGACGCATAATCGGAATCAGATGGTGTTGAAGAACAGGAGTCGGTTGTTTTATCAGGTGGCGGGGATAAGGGCGAAGGGGAGTTTGGGGAGGGGGAAGGCGATTACGTTTTTGCATGGTACGGAGACGAGCAGTTGGGGGGATGAGGAGGGGTTAGCGAGTTTGCTTGCCAGTTTGGCGGAGACGAATCCGAACCGGCTTTATTTGTTTGAGAGCACTGCCCGTGGGTTTAACATGTTTCATGACATGTACATTACGGCCAAGAGGGCGAGGACGCAGCATGCGATCTTTTGTGGTTGGTGGAGGAACGAGTTGTATCAGGTTGCAGGCGACACGGATGTGTACAAGGTGTACTGGGATGGGAAGTTGAGTCCTGAGGAGAAGGAGTGGACGCGGGATGTAAAGCGGCAGTACAACTTTGAGGTCAATAGTCGGCAGATTGCTTGGTGGAGATGGAAGCTTGCCGAGGGGATTAAAGATGATGCGTTGATGTATCAGGAGTTTCCTCCGACGGAGGACTATGCGTTTGTCATGACGGGCAGTTCCTACTTTAGTAATGCACGTTGTACAGATGCGATGAAAGCGGCAAAGAAGGCGGAGGTGGATTATTACCGGGTGAGTCTTGGGCAGGTTTTTGTGGACACGGAGTTGTTGCGCAGTACTGAGCGTTTGGCGACGATGAAGGTGTGGCAGGAGCCGGATGTGAACGGGTACTACGTGATTGGTGCCGACCCTGCGTATGGGAGTTCAGATTGGGCGGATCGGTTTTGTATTCAGGTGTACCGGGCGTATGCGGACGGTTTGGATCACGTTGCTGAGTTTGCGACCAGTGAGTTGAACACTTACCAGTTTGCCTGGGTGATTTGTTACTTGGCGGGTGCTTATCGGAACAGCACCTTGAATCTGGAGGTGAACGGTCCTGGGCAGGCGGTGTTGAATGAGTTGAAGAACCTGAGACGGCAGGCGTTTTCGGTGAAGGAGAGTTACGGGACTGGGCTGGCGGCAGTGTTGAGCAACATGCAGCACTACTTGTGGCGGAGAAACGACACGCTGGGAGGCCCGACGATGTCCTTGGGATGGCAGACGACGATTGCCACTAAGGAACGGATGATGAGTTACTTCAAGGATCTGTTTGAGCGTGGCATGATGAAGGTCTACTCGGTAGACTTGCTTGAGGAGATGAAAGCGATTGTGAGGGACGGATCAAGCATTCATGCGTATGGCAGGAACAAGGATGACCGGGTGGTGGCAAGTGCGCTGGCGTGTGCTGCGTTTGCGGAACAGGTTCAGCCGAGGTTGATTCAGATGCGACTGACGCGTGCTACAGTCAAAGAGCAGCAGGACATTGCACCCGAGTCGCAAGTGGTCGGGCGGCAGGTGAACAACTACCTACAGCAGCTAGGTTTTGGAATCAATGCGGGAAGAAGACTTCAGTAAGCGGGAGTTGATGCGGCTCATCGACCGGGTGTTTGACGATCCACATCCGGGCATCAGCGTCAACCTGTTTGCGGATTTGTGTGGCATATCAAGCCACTATTTCCGGGATGTGTTCCTGCGCAAAGAGGTTCCCTTGAGTGCCAGCCTGCAACACCGTGCAAGCAAGGCTTACCGGGCGCTGCTTCGAGGCGAGACGGTGCAAAAGCGCTTCCGCCTGGGGCGTGAGGAGATCGAGTACCGCAAGGATCCGAAACCTGCCTTGCGTCGGGAGACCCGGATTGTGTTCACGCCCGACGGTTTCAAAGTACACTCCGCAGTGCGCAACAAGTATGACTTCCGCATCCTGCGACTGGATGAACAAATGGAGAGCATCAATGGCCGTCGTGCATGACTACAAATGCGCCGTGCATGGGTTCTTTGAGAGCAGCGAAGGCGTGTGCCCGCACGGGTGTGAGGAGGTGCAACTGGTCTTCCTGCAACCCGTGTCCATGAAGTCGGATCGCACCAAACACGCCGACACCACACTGCGCTCCCTTGCAAGCGACTTCAAGATGACCGACATCAAGTCATCCCGCGAAGGCGATCACCAGCAGCACGCCTTGCTCAAGCCAAACAACCGCAACTTTGGCGTACAGTGGGGCAATCCTGCACAGATCGGACAATTCGACCTGCGTTCCATCAAAGGCGAACAGGTGCAAGGACTTGCGTCTATCCGGGATTCTGGCGTACCCTTGCCGCATCTTCGTCCGGCAGTCGTCGTGCGTGATCACGAAAACCTGAAAGTGCCTACATGAAAATTCCCGTCGAACCGCTGGAGCGCGAGGCGTTCTACAACCAGATGGCGACCAAATGCATGGTCAGCATCCAGGAACGGCGGGCAGACTACCAGACCTTGCGGTCGTTCTTCCTGTTTGGCAGCGGACCGGATGAGGCTCCCGCACACTACAACAAGATCTACCCCCACATTGACCAGCTCGCGTCGTTTCTTTACTCCGCAGAAACCACCCGGTTCAGCATCTCCATCGGCGCGTCTGTGTCTAAGACAGAACATTCCAAGGTGCCTGTACTCAGTCAAGCACTCAACGACGAATGGCTCAACTCGAACGCGGATCAGATGTTCAGTCAGGCACTCAACTGGGCACTGTGCTACAACAGTACCTTCATCAAACTGGTCTACAACAAAGGCATCCATCCCTATGTCG